GATTTTCGACTGACTTTTCAATGGTTCGTAGCCCAAATCGAGTACTCACACCCTTGAAAAGTGCTTCGAAAATCTGGATTTCATCTTTTGTTCCTCCTTCCCAAATCTTCGTTTGGGAGGGATAAACTTCAAAAAAAGTGGGACATTACTTCATGCGGGGTGAGTGAGTTGCCAGTGAGGGCGAAAGTCGTGGGCGCTCCGAAGGCTTCTCACACGACGACCGGGTCCTTGTACTCCACGTTGTAATGCGCGTCGTGATACTTTCGGAAGTCGGGGCTACCGAACTCAAAGTCGCCGTGTTGCGTTGCTTTGTAGTAAAACACGCAATCTTCGATGCTGTTGCTCGTCGTCCGGTTGTGGATGTAGAGCGCCGAGTAGTCCGAGGTGAGGTCGTCCATGATCATCTGAAACATCGAAAAGGACGGGATGCACGAGCCGTAGTTCTCGTACAGAGACTTGCGGTTGCGCAAATTCGACTCGCGCAGGATGAACACGCCGTCGACGTTGGTTCGAATGACGGGCTTGATGTCCATGCAATACTGCAAGGACAGGATGAACAGCATCTTCCAGTGCCGTCCGTTTTTGAAGATGTTTTGAAACAGCTGGGAGGTCAGGATGCGCGTGTTGTCGGTGCAGTCGTCTAGCAGCAACAGGCCCCACGGGACCGTCACCCCCTCGGACTTGGCGGTCTTTTGACGGCGAATAAAGTCCTTGACGGCCTCTTCGTTGTACCGATTGAAGACGAACAACGACGGGAACAGCTGCTGGTAGAACCCGTTGCTGTCTTCCGTGCCCGAGTATACCTGCCCGACGGGGATGATGAACCGCTTGCGGTACAGCAGGTCGCTGATGAGGGTGGTTTTTCCGGTCCCGGGCTTTCCGATGACGACGATCTTGCTGCCGGTGGCCGTCGGGTCGAACTTGTCCTTGAAGGACGGTCGGATGAGGTCGATGTCCAGTTCCTTGATATGCAAGGTCATGGGCGTGGTGAACGGCTCCTCGTGCGCCGCCAAGTCGCGGTCGGACGTGGCCTCGGCGACCTCGTCGCTGCACTCCGATTCGGAATCGATGTTTCGCGTGGACGACTGGAGTCGTGGCACAGGTCGATGTTCGGGTGTAGCTCGAGCGCCATCGCCGTCCCTGGACGAAGCGTCCGGGGTTGGAGCAGTCTGGGCTCCCGCCATCTCATTCTCGTGGCTCACCACCTCGTCGGGCTCGGCGCCGCGCTCGTCCGGGACGACGACGTTCCCACTCGGGTGCTCGACGTGCTGCAAGTCTAATTCACCCACGTTGTCCGACGTCGCCACACGTCGGGGTGAATCTCCATCGTCGTCTACCGTGTGCTGGCGTCTTGCCGAACGGTCGACGTGCTTGAACCGCGACGCGTCATCGTTGTATTGAAAAGAGTCGTCTTCGTCCATTTACTCCAATGGCGCTTGTTCATAAATCAACCCGGGTGGTGTGCCGAGTCCCACGCATTGTGGCGAGCAAAAAAAGTCGCACTTTCAGGCCTCGCAACCAATGTAAAGTAATGTAAAGGCTCGAACTCTGAACTTGAGACTGATTTTAAATGCTCTATAATGCACACAGGTGCATTGCCACGAGGCAGATTTAACTGCCTAACCACGTTCCTTACTGCTGAGTACTAACACGCATCGTGAACCATACAATGAGCTGATGCTCATTTGTCTTATTGTCGAAAATTGCTTCGAACACACATTCGGACAGGTGGGGTTCAGCCTTCCAAAATCTTCGTTTGGGGAGCATACATTTGGATGCATGGAAACTCCCAAAGAATTGCTATTGTTATTATCGATTGTTCTTATCTATGTTTTTGATGCCACTTTCGACCGAGGGCTGAAAGTGCGACTTTTTTGCTCGCCACAATGCAAACACCGCAAACACCGGACTTGGGTCGGCCCCGCGGTATGGCGAACAAAAGTTGCGCGCAATTTCGCACCCACTACTTAACGAAGGATACGTTAGAAATGTGTCGAATTGGCATGATTGTTGAGTACTCACGCATGCAAGTTCCTTCGCGAAGTAGTGGGTGCGAAATTTACCCCTCCCAAACGAAGATTTTGGAAGGCCGAACAAACATTTCAGAACGCATTTTCGAAGCACTTTTCAAGGATGTGAGTACAGGATTTGGGCGACAAAACGTTGAAAAGTGCTTCGAAAACGCGTACTGAAATGTTTGTTCGGCCTTCCAAAATCTTCGTTTGGGGAGCATAAATTTGCGCAATTTTTTGTTCGCTACATGGCTTGAAGTTAGTAGTACGAACCATCGAAAAGTCAGTCGAAATCCGGATTTCATCGTTTGTTCCTCCTTCCAAAATCGTCGCTTAGGGAGCATGATACTGCCACAAGAAATCGCAAGTGTTCGTTGTGGCGAGCAAAAAGTTGAAGCAATGCACCCGACCGATTTGATTTGATTGGGCTGATATGCTGTCTTGTTTTGTAGCCGTTTGCCATGAGGCGAACAACCAAACTTGATGCTCCCCAAACGACGATTTTGGAAGGAGGAACAAAAGATGAAATCCGGATTTCGAAGGAAGCACTTTTCAATAGCACATCGTTACCCAATATGCGTCGCGCCTTCACGGCGATTCATCGGCGAAGCGAAAACTATAATGTAAAAATGACCGCGTCGGCAACGGGAACCGACTCGTACCACGAACTAGAGGAATCGTTCGTACACGACGAGATTACGAAATACTTTGATGACATCACTCTGGTGGGCAAAGGTGGATTTGGGAGCATCTACCGCGCGCATGCGAATGACACCGGGATGGAGACCATGCGACCGCCACCTCACCCGAACGGTCGGCTGTTTGCTCTCAAAAAAGTGCACTTCGACAGCGAGCTCGCCAAGACCATGCTCATCGATGAGATCCAAAATATAAAACAGAGCAAACTTCGGAGTGGTGTGCGGTACTATGGGTGTTTCATAGACGACGCAACGGGGCGCGCGTGGGTCGTGATGAGCTTCATCACCGGACTCAACCTACTTGATGTAGTGAAGACCGTCAAACTTACACGCCACCAAAAAAATGACATTGCCAAGAAACTGGCGTTTGCGATTGTAGAATGCCACTCCCATGGCATCGTGCACCGCGACATCAAACCAGCCAATGTCATGATTACCAATCTAACCTCTAAAACGTCCGACGTACTCCTAGTCGACTTTGGTTTATCCTGCAACATTTCAAAGTGTCCGATCTCACCTAAATGCACCCGTTTTAGAGGCTCCCCCGGATACTTTGACATCCACGACGAGACCAGACACGGCATCAACGCCGGAGACATGACGTCGCTGATGCGGTCGGACTGGTGGTCGTACGGCCAGACCATCGTGTTCATGTACACGAAAATGGAGCTGTTTGTAGACGACCACACAAAGGTTTGGAGTGGTGACTATGGTTCATTGACAGCACCTTTTCTGAAGCACATCCCCACCAGATTGCACTACATGCTCTCCAGACTGACAGACCCATCATTGAGCCCCCTCGAACGCCCTACGCCCGGCGAAATTATCCAAAGTGTTACAAAGTCATCCTAGTTGTGAGCAAAGCCCCCATGCTCTCTACATAGAGTCACGGGCGTGTGCATTAAGTGTTAACTGACTTTTCAAGTGAGTCGCCACACGCGACCCGCCGATGGTGAAGATACCGTCCCGGTCCGTCCGAGGGGAGAAAGTGCGACTTTTTTGGTCGCCACACGGCCGGCTGCGACGTTGGACGGATTATGGAACAAGAAAAAATCGGATACATGGCGGCACTGAATGCGGATTTATTCAATTGGCCTGAACTTTGAGTACTCACGTATGCAACTTCATTCGTTAAGTAGTGGGTGCGACATTGCGCAATTTGTTGTTCGCCATACCGCAACACACCGAGGGGGACATCATTCTGCGTGGCTCTCACGAAAATCATTACTCTGGAATCGGGAGAAGATGGCGTCAACCCCGAGATTTACGAAGACCAATGCGCCTATTTGAACACCCCGCCGAGTGCGACGTTAGGGTGCAAACAGCATGATATCCATCCGAAGTTGAGCCGCTTCATCGTTCTCATCACCAGCACGATCCTCGCCTTTTTCCGTCCAATCGCGCTTAACCAACCCAATCTATTGCAGAACCAAGTTTTTTCACAGGAGTGCATCCAACCATTCACCGTTCTTATCCAGGCGCTGTACTACTTTGTAGGTCGAACGCTAGCAGTCGCGTTCTGTCATCGGCTGCGACGTTTCGTCCAAGATGTCAACATCCTTTTTGGTGCTCAACCGGGCGCCGAAATGCTTGCCAGGATGGACAATGATGCGAAGGCCGCACTGCCGCTTGGTAACACGAGCGACAGCGACATTCTAGTGGAAACATCGGCGTGGAGAGATTACACGTGCGGGCGTGGTATCGTGCAGGATCGGCGGCACGCGCATCGCCGGACGAAAGGTGGTCGCAATCCATCGTACTGTCGATGAGTTTGACGATGACGTCGAACAACTTTCGCTGATAGACAAAGTGTTCTGCGGTGGTTCGCATCGAGCGCTTGGGTGAGCCAAGCGCTGCTCCTCACCCAAGCGCTACTCCTCACCCAAGCGCTACTCCTCACCCAAGCGCTGCGTGTAAATCGCACCAACTACTTGACAAAGAAACTTTCATACGTGAGTACTCAATCAGGCCAATTTGACTCATTTCAGTTTCAATTTACCCCTTTGGAAGGTCGGACAAAATTTCAGAAAGGGTGTTGGAAGCACTTTTCAACGTTGTGTAGCCCAAATCGAGTACTCACACCCTTGAAAAGTGCTTCGAAAACGCACTCTGAAATGTTTGTCCGACCTTCCAAAATCTTCGTTTGGGGAGCATACAATTAGAATTTAGAACTTTACCCCCCAAAACGAAGATTTTGGAGGGATTGACAAAAGAAGAACTCCGGATCGTCGAATGACTTTTCAATGGAAGTCACTCGACAATCCGGAGTTCTTCTTTTGTCAATCCCTCCAAAATCTTCGTTTGGGGAGCATAAACTTGGCCTGATTGTTGAGAACTCACTTATGAAAGTTTTCCATCCCAAACGAAGGAAGAGTTGGGACGGCGGAACAAACGATGAAGTGCTGATTTCGAAGGATGCACTTTTCAAGGGCGTGAGCACTCCACTTGGGCCATGAACCATTGAAAAGTCCATCGAAAATCCGCGTTTCATCGTCTGTTCATCCGTCACAACTCTTCGTTTGGGGAAAGGTACTTCGTTAAGTCGTGGGTGCGAAAGTCGTGCATTTGTTTGGTCGCCATACCGACGACTGCGGTGGATGATGATGATTCACACGGGGGTGAATGGACACGCACTCACGTCGGGCCGAATATAACCCCGAGTGGAACGGATATAACCATATCCTCAAAAAGTCCCGTGGTAGACGGGAGCGCGCGGCGCTTCACATAGGCAGTCGCAGTGGCGTTCGCCGTTGCCATCGTCGATTCATGCTGTGAATGGGCGTGCGATAGAATCAACCTGGAGTTATCCACGACTACGGCGCTCTGCGTCGCGGCACAGGCGTTCAACGCCGACGCTCGTCGCAATGTCGCTTCGGCCGTCGCATCCAAAGTGCGCAATTGCGTGGCCATTTCGTGGATGAACTGGGCACCGCTCGTGACGTAGTTTGGGTTCGGCGTCTCTGCTGGTTTGTCCGACGACGGTGCGCACGACGCAGGCGCGATTTCACGTGGTCGAGGCCCGTCTGCGTTCGAGCCCACGCCGAACCGACGGTCGACCTCATCGCAAGGGCCCGTGCGCGTGCCTGCGTATGCACCATCGGATTGCGCGGGCAACGACCATCCGAGTCGGCGTGAGATTTCGAGCATGTGCCGTGACAATTCCGAAATCTGAATGGACAGTTCGGACAAATGCCGCGATACGAACGACTCTTGTCCGGCAGCGGGCGGGTCGTGTGGCGTGGACCTCGCGTCGAGGTGTCGCGCACCGGGTCCCTCGACCGTCGGCGCATCATCATGTGCGGCAGCATGCTCGATGCTTCGACTGTCCACCGGACGGGGGGGTGGGTGTGGTGGTGGGTGTGGTGGTGGGTGTGGTGGTGGGTGTGGTGGGGGGGTTGCACCGCGACACGGCACTCGGACGTGGGCCAAGTACGGCGATAGTCGGGTGATGAGCCGAAGCGCCGTGTAATATATCACGGTGTAGTAGAGTAGGGTGGTGTAATAGCCGAGTCGCCCCGGACGTTGGCGTTTTTTGGACCCCAGCGCCCACCGTTTGATGGATACAAGCATGCTATTACCTTATCCTTTTACTTAGCAAAACCAAAAACAGTGGCGCCGGTCCGTCGGAGTCGCACCATTGACTCAGACTCGCGAGTCGACGACCGACCGTCATCTATTAGCACGTCGAAACGAACGAACATTGAATAAAATGAATGTAAATGTCTTATTCTACACTGACATGCACTCCGACGATGGGGGGGCTGGTGCATGTGCACGTTTCTAGCCACGAGCCGACAGACCATCGCATCCCTTCCACCCCCGATAGCGACGCCACCGACGATTCCGAGACGCGGGTCGATGCGTCGTTCACAGGGGGTCGCGTGATTGCATCCGAAAAGAAACGCGGCGTTCCGCAATTCGAGATCACCCGACGGAAGAACGAACGGCTGAAACAGAAGCAACAACTTGCAAACGACTTGGCTAATTTTTCCATCCGGCGTGTGAAGGAGATTGAAAAACTGCAGACAGATGCTACTCGCGTATGTTTTAACTACACCGCGCCGCTGAATGGCGCCAAGGGTAGCAACTGGCGCGACGTTCTGCCGTACGGAGAGACGAACACCGTCACTTGTAATCCCGGATACGAGCCGACGTTGAGTGGCGTCAATACGTGCGATAACGACGGCCGCTCCGTATTCGCCGAGTGTCGACCGGCATCGTGCGACGACCCCGATGCGCCGGTCCATGGGCGAAAGAGCGACGATTGGCAGGAGACGCTTCCGTCCGGCGCTTCCAACCGGGTGATATGCGACGACGGATTCGAGCCGACGCACGACGGCCTAAACCAGTGCATGAAAGGCCGGTTTAAGACACGCGCCGAGTGCAAGGAGGCGCATTGCGCCAACATCCAGGTGCCGGCCAACGCCAGACCACCAGGGCCCGACTGGAAGAGCTCGCTCGCGTCAGGCGACTCGAACACCATCGAGTGCAACGACGGCTACACGCCCACCAACAACGGCAAGATTGCGTGCGACAAGGGCAAGATTGCGACGCCGTCGGCCGAGTGCAAGGAGGCGCCGTGCGCCAACATCCCGCTTCCCTCCAACGCCAAACGGCCGTCCACTTGGAAGGACACGCTCGAGTCGGGCGATTACAACACCATCGAGTGCGAAGACGGCTACACGCCCACCAACAACGGCAAGATTGCGTGCGACAAGGGCAAGGTCACGACGCCGTCGGCCGAGTGCAAAATCAAGTCGTGTTTCAACGTCAAGGTGCCCGACAACGCCAAAGCCAAGGCCGGCACGACGTGGAATGCCACGCTCGCTTCGGACGAGTTTAACACCATCGAGTGCAACGACGGATACGCGCTCAAGGATGGCAGCGACGGCAAGATTACGTGCACCAAGGGCGTGCTCAACACCGCGGCGGCCGTGTGCGAGGCCAAGTCGTGTGACATCGTCAAGGTGCCCGACAACGCCAAACGACCGTCCACCTGGAAGGACAAGCTTGTGTCGGGCGAGACCAACACCATCAGTGAGTGCAACGACGGCTACACGCTTAAAGGCGACGGCACGATTAAGTGCACCAACGGCACGCTCAGCACCTCGGCCGTGTGCGAGGCCAACTCGTGTGACATCGTCAAGGTGCCCGACAACGCCAAACGACCGTCCACCTGGAAGGACAAGCTCGTGTCGGGCGAGACCAACACCATCAGTGAGTGCAACGACGGC